TTAGTTCCAATGTTTGTAACATTCGTGGCAATGTCTGTAACATTCGTAGCGATGCCTGTTACGTTCGTTCCAATATCTGTAACATTCGTGGCAATGTCTGTAACATTCGTAGCGATGCCAGTTGCATTAGTTCCAATATCAGTTACATTGGTAGCGATGTTATTTGTGTTCGTAGATATGTTAGTAGTTTGAGATGATATGTTACTAACATTGGTAGCGATGTCAGTAGTGTTAGTTCCGATAGAAGATATATTAGCTGTTACTAAATCAGCGTTAGTATTAACTACTAACTTAATCTCATTAAAGTCATCAGCCTTACCCAACTGATTAGCAGGATTAGGCTTAGTTATTACTTTAACTTTTTCGGTGTACGCTATTTTTGCCATTATGCTAGTAAAAATTCTAATTCATTATCTAATCCAAATTCCTCCCCTTCAATTATCCGAACATTCCCAATCTTCAAAATCTCTCCTAACCTCTCAATTCTATAGGCATAAGTTGAATCTATTAATTGATCCCCTTCAGATGCTGCTAAATCAAAATAAAAAAAGCCTTGTCCATAATTGGTAAGGCTTTTAGTGAATGTCAACGTTGGTCTTGATGGCGATTCAAATACTACACTTACTGTATCATTATTTTGTACTCTTTCGCTGTTTAGGCTTAGAAGTATTCTCTGACTTATTGCTCTCGCTACTGTTATCAAGACCTATTGTTTGTTTAAATTCAGGATGATCTTTAATTATGTATTCAATATCCTCAAGTTTAGTGTCCGCTGTGATGTCCACAACATAATTTAGAAAATAATGTTTACCTAATATCATTTCTTAGAGTCTTCTTTTTTTTTGCTAGCTAGTTTTTTAGCTTTTTCATCAAAATCAACTTTCATTATTTTAGCTTCCTTTGAATTTCCAGACTTAATTTTCTTAGCTAGACCTTCATCGCAGCCTTTTAAAAATTCAGTAATGTCTGCATCTTTAGTATCGTCACCGATTACTATTTTCTTAGCGTTCTTTAATCCTAGATTTTTAAAATATGTACCGTGTTTAAATTCTGTCATTTTTCTTTTTTTAAGTTTCTATTGTAAATGCTGCTGCAAATTCTGGGAAGGTAAATGTAGGTGCTTCATTTTGCGACTCGCAAGTCATATTAATGGTAGTTCCATTGGGATCATTAATTGATGCCCCTGTTGCTCCTGCGTCTCCGCCTGCAACTTGTAACCCTGTCGAGTCTAACCCTGCATAAATGTAAGTTCCATTTCTCATCTTAATAGCGGCCTCAAATCTACCTAATCTTAATTGTTCGCTAATATACACAGTTAAAGCCGAATAACCATGAAGAACTCCATCCAATGTTTGAACAAGTGATGAAGTGCCTGCTGAGTTATCTTGTGTGATTGGCTGACTAAATGAGAAACCATTTTGTAAAGGATTCCACTCATAAGCTGTGCCTCCTGTTCCTCCAATAATAGCAGCTCCTGCAGTTACACTTACCGTGACTCCTGCTGTTATTCTATCAGCTTTATCAATCATGTATATCTTTTCAATTCCTGAGACTGAAGAACAACCTCTATCGAACGGAGATAATACTACTGTACATGCCATGTTTCTTTATTTTAAATAAGGGGAGCGGTGCAGCTCCCCTGGTTATTATGCTGTCGTGTCTTCATATGTAACCCAGTCAGTAGTTACTGCTCCTGCGCCATATCCAAAGTTTCCAAAGATGTTAGCTTGATTTTTAAGAACCGCCTTCTGATCTATTACTTCAAGTGAGATAATATCATTAGGAGCCGATGGTGTTCCCACTCCTAAGTTATTCAACTTACCTAATACAATTGTTCTAGAATTCAAATTAGGAATTACTTCAATCAAAAATCCTCCAAATCTTAAATCATCTGTGTTCTTAACCGCTGCGCTTTGCGTCTCAAGACTTCTAGTATAAGCATACTTAGTTGCAGGACTCATTGCGAATACTGTATTAGAAGGATCTGCTAGTAATGCTAGTGGCACTACTGCGACCATGCTATCAAGTATAGCTTGAATGTTTGCCGGTACAGTTGTTGGAGTAGTTGCTGATAAAATTTGAGCCCCTAAAGATGCTGCTGTTAACTTATCATTTATTAATTTAATAAATCCGTTAATAGTGCCTGTAGGAGAACCTCCAGCTCCATCATTACTATTCCAAATCTCAGACTCTACTTCCGCTAATGCTTTTGCTGTAATATTCCCAACCATCTCTTCAGCCAATCCTGTTGGAATACCTTGGTCATGAATGTTAGCAATTGTTTCCTTCCACTCTGTATTCTTTAGCAAATCATAAGGAAATGGTACATTAATACTTTTCTTGTCGATTGTAAATTGTACGTCTGCAATTGCTGCGTCTCCTGCTTCAGAAGGAACTGTTGCATAAGCTTGAACTACATTCGATCCGGTAGACATTTCTACCATTGAAAATATATCTCTTGTTCCTCTTACGTTTCTTACTAATTCCATAGTACGAGAGCTAGTAACTGCATTTAGGAATATTTCTTCGACTCTACTTATCGAGTCGCTAACTTGTGATACTGTGATTGCCATTTTAATATGATTTTCGGTTGTTTAAATAATTGTTTACACTACTAGACCCTTCAATTGATTCTAATTTAGTAACGCTACTAGGCGAACTTACTTTAGAGAGTTTAGTAGAATGTTCTGTTATTACTTTATTGAACTCTGTCAGCTTAGTTTGGAATCCTTTTAACTCCTCTCTCAACTCAATGTTTTCTTTTCTCAAAGCATCAATGCCTTCTGCGTTGGAAACTGTGACCTTCCCAATGTTCTCAACATCTTCTTTATTGAAATCTTGTTCTTGCATTTCTTCTTCCATTTCCTTTATTTCGAGAACCTCTGAATTTTCTCCCAAGACGATAATCATACCGTCACCCAGCTTATGCTCTCCCACAGGGGCTAATGTTTCCATTGCTTCATCTACATAGACAATTGAACCGGATGATAGTGTCTCGCCTTCAAAATAAACTACTGAACCTGACTCTAAGGCTCGTGAGCCAAACTTTTGTTTGCCACTGATTTTATCAGCTAGCTTAGTAATGGTGTCTTTAATATTTGCCATTTCTTTGATTATGTTAATTGATTTTAATTTAATTATATGGTCGAAGTCGCCTTCGATTGAGATGCCGAAATATTCGCCACTTTTTATTTTTTCTTTTACTGAGTCATTATCTACTTTAATGCCTTGCATCCAAGTTCCTTTGGGTAGCTTAAAGCCTAATCTAGTAGCCTTATCGTGAGCAGGATCTTCAATTATCCAATTCTCTACTACATGAACTCCCTCTAGTTTTTGATTCTCATTGTGCTGACTATTAAAGTTTCCCATTGGGCTGCCTGCCTTCATATAATCCTGAGATAATTCTTCAATGTCTTCTGCTTCAAAATACACTTCAAACTCTTCTCCTTCATCAGTTACTCTTGGAATAACTTTATTAGGAATAAGAACAGGAGAATAAGCGATACCTTTCTCTAATAGGACTCTATTGGAAGGCTGATTGTCGTCGTTAAGATAGATAAGTCCTACTTCAATAGCAGGCTTGTCCACAAAAGACGTAGCAAAAATGCTAGTCTTTAAAAAATCTTTTCTTGTCAAACGGTATCTTTTCACGTCGCTAAGTTCATTTTAATAAAAAAGAAGTTGTATATTCGTCTAAAATTTAGACGTACTATAAAAATAACTAAAGCTAAAGAATGAGTAGCATAGGTAGTAATAGATACGAGAATCAATTGATAAAGAAAAAGTCTTTTAATTTAACTGAGGTTGCTTATTATTTAAGGTGCTGCAAAGCTACGGTTCACAATTACCACAATAGATATGGCCTTCCGAAACACTACGGAAAAGGAAAAGGCATGAATGCTTTTTACCTAAAAAAAGAAGTAGATGAATGGGTGAGGAATCATGTAAGATTAATAATAAGATGATTATAGATTACTACTACGATTCAGAAGGAAACTGCAAAATATATAAAAACGGAAAACTAATTAAAGAAGAAAGGAATGAACAAGGTAATACTAATAGGAAGAATAGGTAAAGACGTTGAGCTAATTGACTTTGAAGATAGCTGTCATAAGAAAGCATCTTTTTCCGTAGCAACTTCTACGTACTATAAAGCAAAAAGCGGAGACAAGCAAGAGAAAACAGATTGGCATAATATTGTTTGTTGGAATAAAACAGCCGAAATAGCTGACAAGTATTTGAAGAAAGGAGATCAAGTGGGTATTGAAGGCGAAATAAATACAAGGAGCTACGAAGATAAAGATGGTAACACTAGGTATGTTACAGAAATTAAAGCTGACCGCATTGAGCTTCTAGGATCAAAAAAAGATTAATTATTTATTCTTATCTTTGTCTAAAGAAAACAAAAATAAACACTATGAAAAAGATAATTTTAATATTAGCAATAGCAACTTTAATCGGATGCAATAAGGACGACGACAATATCAGTTCTCCTGCAATTCCTGTTACTGAAAACGTATCTCAGTATGTAGGGTTTTGGGTCTTTAATTCCCAAACATGCCAAAATAAGGAAATACGAATAAAAATAGGATCCTCAAATGATGAATTAATCTTTGATGGCATAAGCGGCAATGTAGTTAATAAAGTGTTAACTGCCTCTAATCCATTCTCTACATGGGTAGTAAGTTTTAATGATGATTCATTTGCAACGGTAGATTATAACTATGGTCTTTGCACAGGAAATTTAAGCAAAACCCGCTAGGCACTTTATGCCAGTAACCATTAACTAACGCATAGTAATTATGAATAAAGCAAAATATTTTAGAGTAAAGAAAAAAACAGTAACCTAGTGCCTACCTTATTATGCTTAACAAATAGATATAACGCACTAAGCACTTTGCAAATCCGATAATCTCTGATTAAGTGCTGCACTATCCTTTTGATCTTCTTGAACTATATAAGTTCTCATATTGCTAAATCCTGCTCCCGATTGCCCTCCTACTCCATTATTAATAGCATCTATATTAGGCACTATTTGTTGATTCTGCTGAGGAGCTACTGAACCTGATCCACCTCTTGGAACGCCTCCGCCTCCTCCACCTCCTTTATTTGGAGTGCTCAATATTTTCTTTACATTTAACAATCCAAAAGTAGTAGCTATTCCCGCTTGAATAAATGGATAAGCGGGAAATCCTATGCTAATCGGATTTGCAGAAGCAGTAGCAAATGCTGCCTGTGCTCCTTGAAATGTTGAAAACGTTGCTTGTGCTGCTGCTATTAACTTGGCCTCCTTGCTTCCTTTCTCAGCTAATGCACCTGCTAATGCGAATGCTTGTTCAGCTAGCATTATCTTTGTATGTGCTATTATTTTATCATCCGCTATCTTTTTATTTTTTACCCGTTCTGATATTACTTCGTCTTCCTTGGCAAAAGCTTGATTTGTTTTTAAAAGCATTTTTTGCATTTGCTCATTCTGCTTTACTTTAAGCTGCTGTTCAGGATCTATATCAGCAGATCCTTCTAGCTTTATTTGATCCAAAGTTGTTAGGCTAGACATTAACTCAATCTCTTCTTTTGATAAATCAATAGATTTACCTACTTCTTTATTTAATGCTATACGTCTAACTGTAAGCTCTTTTAGTTGAGAATCTCTTTGCTGTTCTACTTCGAATAATTTTGCTTTAGCTTGTGCCTCTTCTTCTAAATCTGCATTAGTGCTCTCCCCTAATGCTACTTGAGCAGACTTAATTCTAAGTTCTTCCTTTGCTATGTCCGTCCTTTCTTTTGAAAGCTTGTTAGTTAACTCAATGGCCTTGTTAGTTCCGGCTAATCTTATAGCAACTGTTTCTCCAGCCTCAGCCGCCAGTCTTTGTTCTTCAATTGCTGCTGTTAACTGCTTCTCTCTTACAATGAAATCAATCTTTTGCAGCTTCAGCTTTTGCAAATCTTTTTCTAATTGCAGTGCCGATTGTGACTCTTTTTGAATCTCATCTATTACCCCTTTGAAACTTCCCGTTAAAGTTTCAATACCCTTAGATAAGTCTCCTGAAAGTATTTGGAATAATCCTTCACCAAAAGTGCTGACTCGATCTATTAATACATCTACGGTAGCGCCCATCGTTGCAAACGCCTGGTCTACTAGGTCTGCTCCTCTTTGTGTATTGGTAAAATAACTCACTAAAGTTCCAACAACTACAACTAAAGCACCTACTCCTGTAGCTATAATTGCACCCTTTAAAGTCTTCATTGATAGAACGGCAGATTTTGCTCCTATAACTATCCCTCTAAATGCAGTAACAGCTCCACCCGTCATTTTGTCAAACTGATCCCCTATTCCTGACACTTGGCTTTTAGTATCGTCGAGGTCTTTATTCAAGCCCTCGACATTATTTTGAGCATTCTTGGTATCTACGTTTGCCCTTATATTAATTTCTTTTGCCATTATGATATAAGTATTTGACCTTGCTGAATTGCTCTATTTGCTACTGAATCATAAAAGAAACCATAAGCTACTGCACTCGCTTCTACTTCAGAAGCAGTCTCTCCACTTGCATCTCCTACAGGTACATTATCTAAACTATTTTTCCATTGGACTACTGTATTAATAACATCGAAAGGATAAAAAGGAGCTATATCGATATTCTCTATTTCTTTTCTTAATGCCATTTCAATAGTTATAGGAGAAGATGGATTAGTTAAATCAATACCGCTTAAACTTAATATTCTATATTCAGCATCTTTATAAATAACCCTTTCATTAAGTTGCAAATTTATAGCCTGCCATTGAGTTAAGACTACTTCAATTGAAACTTTACGACTACTAACGCCATACGTTTGTAGTATGTAATCTTTCCAAAATCTATTATAAAGATTATTGTTAGGAAATCCATTGCTTGTAAAGAAGTTTAAAGTAGTCCCCCAAGTATAAGCCTTTGAACTATATCCCCCTGTTAAGTTTTCCCAATTAGATAAACATCCATTAGGTTGGGATAAAAGAATAGTAGCGTCATAAGAGTTTTTTATATAGACATCATATTGAAAATCTAAAGTGATAACTTTTAAAAGTCTTGGATTAGTTTTAACTGTCTCAAAGTTTTCATCTATAAACTTTGGAATAGGTATATCAAAATTAACAACCTGCGCTAATGGAGTTGGAGAAAAAGGTATTTCAACATTGACTGTATTAGTAGCAAAATCTATTCCTGTATCTTCTATTAAAAGCTCCCCATAATTAGATCCAATTAAATCACTATATGACTTATTATAAAAATCATCTCCTTCCAAGTATTTAAAATTAATACTCTTAGCTCCTACTGTTGAAGGTGGTTGAATCTTTACCTTTTGATTATTTAAAGTCACATCATTTAAGTCAAAATTAACCCCATTATTAACCCATACATTATACGGAGTTATTAAATAAGTGTCTCCGCTTGTTGTTAATATTCCATTACATTGATTCATAATAGTCTTAATGCAATGATCCCAAGCATTCATTCCTTTAGGAAAATTCTCTCCTACTAAGATATTAGTACTACTTGTGAATGATGGAGTTGATTGTAATAAGATAACACCCTCTACGCTATAAGCTATTGAGTAAACAGCATCTGTAGATGTTTGCGTTATTCTAGTAAAAAAGGTTACAATATCAGTAGCTGTTAAACTTAAATTTGACGTTGAGTTTATTGTTATACTTCCATTGTTAGGAGTTATACCTCTTCTATTAGTTCCAAGTGGAACAAATGCGCCTCCATTTATTTTAATGCCATATTCAAAATTTAGGAAAGCATTTGCAGACAATCCTGATACTACGTATTCAAATACTAACTGAGTACTTAAAACATGATTACCTGTTAGTTGTGCTGTGTAATTATTTGTAGTAAATCCTACAGTATTATAATTAGTAAATGATGTTGCATTAGGTATTACAGTTACCGTATTTGTGTTGTCATTATTTAATGTAACTAAAGCCTGAGAAGTGTAATTTAAACTACCTGTATTATTTGCTGAAGATGTATCTACAATGGGTGTTAATTGGTTATCGCTATGTAAAGGAATGTATTGATTTAATAAATCTTCAATAGAACTATCTACCTGTATATTTATTCCTTCATTATCATTTAATAATTCAATTATTTTACCTAATGGAACTTGTGGCTTAAAGTCTGTTTGAAGCAATGGGTTTGATACATCATTAATAGCTAATCCACCACCTCCAAGACCTGTTAAATTTTGACCGTAATCAATTAAGAAGAAAGAATAAAGCCATCCATAAAAAGGCTCTGAATCTGCATCAACTATGTTTAAAGAATCTTGGATACTATTTACTGTATATGGTATTAATTCAGATGCAAATAAATCCTTTAACTTTATATCCTTTGTCCTAGCTTTTAAAGATGTTTCATTGCCTTGAAAAATTAACTCTACTTCTTTTGGATTAGTATATATGTTTAATATCTGAAAGCTCCCCTCATAAATATCTTGTCCTTCAATAATGATTGAGCCTGTAATAGCCTTTCTAATATCAACTAAAGGATCTTGTGTTAAGTCTGTTAAGTCTCCAAGAGCTTCAATTAAAGACCCTTCCAAACCAACTCTAAATGATAGCTTTGTTAATGTCCCTTGCTGACTTTGTACCTGCTCAAAGTTCTGAATACGTCGATCAATTACTACATTACCATTTAAGTAAGAATCAACTAACTTAACTTCTCCATTAACATCAAGCCTTAATTTAACCGCTTTCTTCTTCATTACCTGTCGACAGTTTTACCTTGATTAGCTAACTTAAATCTTAACTCATATTGTATTAACCCATCTTTAATAGAAGCTATCTTAAACGTTCTATCTTGTGAAATTACAGGAACTATATTATTGTCAGGATCGTAAAATATAGTATTAGGACTTTCCATTAATTCAGACAACCCTAACTGCTCTTCTTCTGTTAGGTAGTTTGTGAATAAGCTAAAATTAACTTGCTTTTGCGCTCCATATTCTCTCAGCTCAGGTCTTGCTACACTTTTAATGTCTTCAAATGTAGAAGCAGTCAAATCAATTCCGTCTGTAATTATCTCTTTTCCTTTAGTGATTTGATTTGTTTTAACAAAAGTTCCATTGCAATTTAAGTATTCAAATGTTCCATATCTGTTTATCCATCTTAACCGATACCTTTCATTTTTGTTACATTCAAAAAATGTAAATGCAATCTTTTCAGTAAATAAAAATACATCTTCAGTTCCTCTTCTGTACCTACAATATTGCTCTATCCTTTGTAGTCCTGTTGTAGCCGCTATTGTTTTAAGAAAGTTAAATACTTGATAGCCATTTATTGGATTAAGTGCTGTAGCCGATTCAGTATCTTGATTTATTAAAGTTCCAGCTGCGTTATACTCATCTGTGTGCACTGCATTTAATAGATAAGTTCCATCTGATCTTTCTAATACTGATGGAAAAAATACTTTGTTCTCATCATCTGTTCCTATCTTTCTGTTTAAAATAGTGTGATTTAATTTTATTGTACTGCTACTATACCAACCTAAATCTAAGTAATTTGCATAATCCGTTGTTGTGTTTGATATGTTCACATTTTCATAGCCGTTGTAAAAGGTAACATTGGTGCTAGTATTGTAACCTCTAAAAGTTGCTGCTACATCTGCTGTATTTGCATACACTTCCCCAACTTCTATAGTAACTCTATTGCAACCAAAATTAGCTACATCGACTGTAGCTGAGTCATCTAATACTCTTCCATTTAATCCAATTACTTGAGACCTAAAAAAATTATCCCTTAATACTTGAACCGGATTAACTATTGATACTTCGTCAATTTGAGTGACATCTCTTTCGAATGTGTAAGAGGTATCTGCTATCACAGTAACCTTAATTCTATATTTAAGCTTAAAACCTGTTGAGACAGTTCTAGTTATTCGAACATAGAAGTCATTATAGATTCCATAGATTCCATTTGTAGGAGTTATTGCCCCATAATCAACCTCTGCTGCCATTCTTTTGAAAGTTATTGAAAATTATATCTTCTAAATCTGTGACTAATGCAGTTTGCAAATCGTCTCCTAAATTCTTAAACTCTTCATCTAAGGCGTAACCGAAAAACGGAACAGGCTTAATGTCATTTTCTTTTATGTGCTTTCTAATTGCGAAAACTGCGCTCTTCCTTTTAACGAATTGCCCCTTTGAATTTCTCGAGTTCTTTAAGTTCTTCTGAACAAACCATCTATCTATAGCTCCTGCAGGTGGCATTTGCCCCTTTTTCCTTCCCTCCTCTACAAACCTAGCATAGTTAACTCCTGAAGTAAACTCTAAAGCTATTCCTTTATCATTAGACTTTAAGTCGAAACCTAATGACTTAGATAGTTTGCCGCTTGCGTTCTTCTTCCTGTTACCTTTCTGCTTTGCAAAACCTTTTGTATTCAAATTCTTTTGCGCCTGCTTAACTACGCCGTCGCCAAAAGTATTCATCGCTATGTTTGTTTGCTTAAACATCTGCTTCAATTACAGGCAGTTCTTTAACCTTAGTTAATTCACTTGGGTATTTCTCGTTAAATGGAATGTAAAATAACCCTTCTATCTCAATAACTTCTGCCCATTGAGTCGTAGATATTTCATCGTATTTCTCTCCTGCATTAACAATTGAGTTATAGTCTTCACATTGCTTTTTTGTTGCTTTAAGATATTCCATATTTTGTTTTTATGAAGTTATTTATTGCTGTTAAGTTGGCTGTTTGGTCTGATTTGTAGGCTACAGTTAAATCCGATTTTCCGTTAAAATATAATGAAGTAATTCCATACCTCCCCTCACTCATTGGT